CCCAGGATTTTGAAAGCGGACTTCTGCTCCGAGACGCTTTTGGAAGGAACGACCTCCGCGAAAGGTATGTGGTAAGCGGCAAGGCGAAGAAGGGGTCCGAGTTTACCATCGAGGTTGAGGGCAAGGCGGTTGCGGTTGAAGCGACCGACAAAGGCACTTGGAGTTTTTCCCTCCCCGCCCTCGACACGCCGGTCACACTTCCCGAGGGAGTCACCGAGGTGCGGCGGACCCACACCTCTGGCGGGGTTGGGATGCCAAAGCGCAAGAATGTCAACCTCACCAACCTTCTGGAATTCACCAACCGAATCAACGAAAGCAAGGGCGACCCCAAGAAGCTCGAAAAGGCGGTCACCTCGGCGGTTGGAATTGGCGAGGGTAAGAAGGGATTTATCTCGCACTTCCTTGGATTCGGCGAGTGGTCAACCATCGATGCGGTCGAATTGAACATCTGGCTTGCCGGTGTGGGAGACACTTCACAGGCAAGCGAGAAGCAGAAGATGATCGCCGCCATTGCCAAGAAGGCATCGGGATCGACGGCGACCAGCAGAGACCTGTTTGCGCGAATCCGCTCGGCGATCCTCGGGCTACGCACCAAGGCAAAAGGCGGCGACAAAATCCCCGCCGAGGTCGCACCGCACATCATTCACCATTGGATTTGGGATGCCGCAAAGAACATTCAGACCACCCATGAGGGTCTCTACTATGCGATGCAGAACTACTCTGTCCGCGAGATAACTCCACAACAGGATGCCGACTACCTCGCAGCCGTCGAGCGCGGCGACATGGAGACGGCGCAGCGGATGGTGGATGAGGCGGCGAGGGCGGCTGGGTATGGAATTAAAGGCTTCCACGGGACTCTATCAGAGGAATTGCGAAACAACACTTTTGACGACGAGGACGCTCCCTATCGTGGAGGTCTGGTTGCATTCTTCGCAGAAGATCGAAAGTTTGCAGAAGAATATGCGAAAAATGGCGGCAAAATAATTGAAGCGCATCTTCGCCTACAAAATCCGTTGGATTTTCGTAACAAGCAATTGATCAAGGAAGCGGTTACTGAATTTTATGCACAGACGGGAGGCATTACCGCATCCGAGGATATTCATCGGTTGGAACTTGGAGACGGCAAGGATGTCAATGACGACAACGAGTTTTCTATTTATCCCGCAGACTTGTTTGAAAAGGCTCTCTTGGAAGGCAGGTGGGATGCGTTTGAGGCTTCCGAGTTTACTGAATGGGTGAACCAGCAGGGACACGATGGCATCGTGATGAAGGAAAACGACTCCATCACTTTTGCTGTCTACGACCCGACCCAAATCAAATCCGCCGACCCAATCACCCGCGATAAGCAGGGCAATGTCATCCCGCTCTCACAGAGGTTCGACCAGACCACGGGGAACATCAACTACTCTGTCCGCGAAACCCCATTCACAAAGCAAAACGCCGTCAAAAATCGGGAAATTCTTGCGAAGCGGTTTGAAGGTTTCGCTCCACAAGTGGGAGTCTCGGGTCTTCAGTATGGATGGCAACGACCGAGTGACGGGAAGTTCATTAGGGTCAGTCAGCACTACTATTTTTGGCGGACTGACGATGGCGAAATCCTCGGCGACCCGAATGGAGTTGGCTACCTTCGCATTGCCAAATCGGGCAATGTTCTCATGTACCAAGGGGACGCAAACCCGAGGCAACTAAAAGAACTCAAAGACACGGCGATTGAAGAGGGGTTGGAACTCTTGCGCGATCCTTCCGAAACTTCCTACAGCATCCGCGACCAGGAGGAGATCGACCGAGTCGCCGCCGAACTCGACAAGGTGAATCGCGGACCCGAGGGGCGGTTGGCGGTCTACCAGAGGGCGAAGGCGAGGTTCCTGCAACTCATGCAGGACAACAAGGCGGCACTCGATGCTATCAAGAGTGCGGCGGTTACCGACCCTGCACCGGCAATTGAAAAGCTGGAAGAAGATCGCGCCGGTCGCCTCGCCGACATAGAGACCGAGCAGATCGCCGAGGTGGAAAGTGCGCTACAGGACAACGCCGTCCAGTTCGCCACCCGCATCGATGAGGCAATCGATCCCGAGGACAAGGCACAACTGAAATCGGACGCAAGGGATCGAGCGAAGATTTTGGAAAAGGGAATCCGCGAGAAGTATTCCGAGCGGAAAAAACTGGTCGAGCAGGAGATCGCCGCCGAGAAGCGCAAAGTCTCCGAGGTCTCCGAGTCGCGCCGTGTCGCATCCAATGCGGTCTACAGGGAGAGGGTGAAATACGAGAAACTCGCCCAAGCAGTCGCCGAACTTGACGGGTTGCTCAAGGTGCTTCCCAAAGAAGTCATCGGCAAGGTTGGCGGGTTCGCGACACTCGCCAACATAGGGACCGGCGAGAAGGCACTTGCCGACTTCTTCGTAAAACGAGTCGAGATGGTGGACGCTCAATTGGAGAGATACCTCAACAAAGAATACGACCAGGAACTCGACAAAATCTTTGAACGCGCCAAACCGAAAAAAGCCAAGGCGGGAGAAAAGCCCAAAGGCATCGGCGCGGAAATCCAGAACCTCTTTGCGATCTTGAAAGAGGCGCGTGATTTTAATGCGCGAGAGGTGTCTGCACACCTCGCAGGCATAGATGACAAACTTGCGACCGGAGAACTCACCGCCGAGGAGGAGGCGGCACTCAAGCAAGAGGCGGCACTCGTCACTTTGGTGGGCAACTGGAAACCGAAATACCAAGGCTACACCGACCCAACCACCGGCAAGACCGGATACACAAAAGTGGACAACGGCGCGGACTCCAACCGCCGCGCCGCCGCCGTAGAGGCACTCCGAGAAACATGGGCGCGTGGATTCGCCGAGTATCGGGCGCGGGAAATTGCCAAACGCCAGCAACGCGAAGCGGACCAGCAAGAGGCGATCCTTTCGACCGGCAAGAAGGGCGACATCAACAAGCGAAAAGAAAAGCAACTGGCGGATGCCGGTCTCGGAGCAAAGTTCCGCAACGCACTTTTCAACCTTGTGTCATGGGACCAATTCACCGGCTTGCTTTTCGGCAACAACTCGGCGGTCGCGAATCGAGTTTCGGACCTGCAACGCCGAGCCGACAACCAGAAGGAGGATGCGATCCAGATCAAAACCGAGGCAATCGAATCCCTGTTCACGCGCCTCGCCGGTGGCAAGCGTCTGGACGGCGAAAAACTCCGTTGGGAAATGTCGCAGATGAGCATGAAGGTCGATGGTCTTCCCCTCTCCGAATTGGAGGGACTCACCGCCACAATGATGTGGATGCAAGCGGACGGGAAGCGGCACATGGAGGGACGCTTTGACGAGAACGGCAACCGCACCTCGGCATGGGGCTACACGCAAGCATTCATAGACAAGATTGAAGGTGCTTTGAGTAACGAGGCGAAAGAGGTTCGCCAGTTCCTTCTCGACAACTACGACCGAGAGTACCAACGGATCAACGCCGTTTACCGGCAACTGAACGGCATCGATCTCCCGAGGATTCAGTTTTACTCGCCTCTGCTTGTTGCGCCACAGAACGCGCCACAGGGAATGATCAACGATCCTGTCACCGGCAATGCCATCTCGGCGGCATCAACATCCCCAGGAGCATTGAGGACTCGCGGCAATGCAATCGCCGAGCCGCAATTCCGAGACGCACTCCAGACCTTCATCGCACATACCAAACAGATGGAGCATTGGATGGCATACGCGCCAATCCTCGCCGAGGTCAACGGGGTACTCCGCAATCGCGAGGTGCAGAGTGCCATCGAAGAAAAGGGCGGCATCGAGGCAAAGAAAGTTCTGAACCTTTGGCTCGATCTTTTCGCTCAAGGCGGAAACAGGGATGCCAGCAACCAACTCGACCTGTCACAGCAGATCACCGGCATGGCGGGGCGAGGGGCGCAAATGGCACTCGTTGGTCGCCTCGGGACTTTGCTCATCCAATCGACACAACTCGGCGCGGCAATCGCCGAGATGCCCACAGGGTCATATGTGGTGCGACTCTCAAAACTTCTCACCGGCAACCTTGGATGGGGAGAGGCACTCAACTCACCCTATGTGCAACGCCGCATTCGCGAGATGCCGCCGGTTGTCCAACAAGCATTGGAGGGACTCGCCGCCACACAACCGAACCGCCTCAAGTACGAGGTGGCGCGGATCGGGCGACTCATTTCGGGGGCAGATGGTTTGATGACCGCCGGTACTTTCGCCATCGTTTTTGATTACCACTTCGCGCAAGCAAAGAAGATGGGATTCGGCGAAGCAGACGCTCGGGCGTATGCGCGGAATGTTGCCGAACGCGCCACCGACCGAATCGCGCAACCGACCCGCATGGGTGCAAGGTCCATCTTTGAACTGACCCAAACCAACGCATACGCGAAAGTGGGATGGGCATTCGCTTCCGAGGCGCGGAAAAACCTCGCCCTTGCCGCATATGGGGTCGCCAATCGACCGGCGGGAGATGCCGCCAGAACCATCGGCGGATTGATTGTCCTCAACATTCTTTTCGGGTCATTGATCCGCAACGCATGGCGGGACGCTCGGGACGAGGAAGACGATGAGTGGTTCGATGACCGCAACTGGTCAGGCAAGCGACTGCTCCTTTCCGCTTTTACCGAACCTTTCTACGGATTGCCGTTCATCGGAGCGGCAATCGAGGAAGGCGCGTATGCCGCCGCCGGTGAATACAACATGGCGGGAAATGTCCTGTCTCCCGTCCGAGCGATCCGCGCCTTGCGGAACCTGCCCGAGACCTTGAGCGGAGAACGCGAAATCGAAGACATGATGAAAGACCTCAACGGACTCATGTGGGTCATGGGTCTTTTCAACCAAAACATCGCCGCCGCAACCTCGCTTTCCAACATTGCCGTGGACGCTTTTAGCCTCGGCAAGAACACCCAAAAAGAACTTGAAGAATAACCAAAATAACCTTTGCGCCTTGCTCGTTTTGGGCTAGGTGTACGCACACCCACTAATGGCAGTCGCGACCACCACTTCCACGATCTCTTACACCGGAACCAACACGGGCAACCAGTCATGCCCGATTCCGTTTATATTCTACAACGAGACAGACATCGTTGTTGAACTGATACCCGCTACGGGAACCGCATCAACACTCGTGCTGAACACCAACTATGTTCTGACAGGAACCGGCAATCCCTCGGGCGGAACGGCGGTGATTGTGTCGCCTGTGCCGGTGACTACGAAGATCGTCATTTCGCGGAGCGTCCCTGCCACTCAAGAGACTTCGTTTCAGACCGGCGACCGATTCCCCGCCTCGGTGATGGAACGCGCCCTCGACAAACTCACGATGCTCGTCCAGCAGTTCCTCCGCGCAAGCAACCGGACCCTTCGTTTCGGACCCGCATCTCCCGAGCAAGCAGAACTAGCTCCAATTCCTCTATCCGGTCAATATGTCCTTGGCGTTTCACAAGGAAACCTTGGGTGGCAAACCCCGCCAACTGTTGTGCTAGCAGACGGGGCGGTCACTAACGCCAAAATCGCCGATGGCGCGATCACCTCGGCGAAGATCGCGGCGGGAGTCAGTCTTGTTCCCGATGGGTCCATCACTAACATAAAACTCGCGCCCAACTCGGTCACCTCGGCGAACATTGCACCAGGCACAATCGTGGACACCGATGTCGCC